GATCTTTTTCATAGACGGAACAAGTAAACTTGTTTGAAATAAAATGAGTTGTAGCTAATAACTCAAAGCATCCTTTATACGTCTAAACATCTCACTAACATAATATCACTAAAATATAAAAAATCAATCGTAGGATTGCAGATAATTTATATTTAATTTATAAATGGAAAAATAGAACGAATATTCCATACAAGATATTGTTTTTATAAAACAATATAACAATATATAGTATGTTATCAATGATAAAAACGTATATAGTTATGCAAAAGAAGAATGGAACGAGGTGAATACGATTGACTGATGTGTATTGTGAAAAGAGAAGATGCTTAAACAATGTTAAAGGTTGGTGCAAAGCGAACGGCATTCATATTGATCATATGTGTAAATCATATGCGCCATCACATTCTTTAGTAAAAATAAAAACTGCAAAGGTACATAAGGAATGCGGTAAATATAAGCAGAATAAGAGTGTATTAAAGTAGCACGGCACCGTCACGAAGATGAGCTCCGTATGTCTCGTCATAAAAATAAAAAAATAAATTTAAATTATACCGTGTTTTGTTAAATTTTTGAGCAATTTTTTGTGGGTCCTTCTAGCAAAAATTAAAAGCATGCGGTGGCCGAGACCCCAAAAATTGCCTAGATTTTAATTTTTTCATGACCTTGCTAGTGATATAGGTAATGAAAGGAGGCTGATTGATAAGTGAAAATTACAGATGATTTGAAGACAGCAACGGCCTCTCAGTCGAACCTGGCAAAAGCACTTGGACTCTCGCGTCAACGTGTTTCGCAACTGCTCCAAGAAGGTGTTTTAGCAACGGATGATAAAAATCAGATTTTGGTTATCAAATCCGTTATCAATTATGTCAAATACAAGGGCCAATCTTCTGCTGAAGAGGTAAGCAGTTCCGATGATGCGATATTCGAGGTCGAAAAGGCCAAGAATGAACGTGCTAAACGTAAGATTGCTGAGTTGAAACTAGCCAAAATGAACGGCGAAGTATACTCGGCAGACACTGTAGAACAGGTCATGACAGAAATGCTTGTAAATTTACGTACACAATTGTTAGGATTGCCAACAAAATTGGCGCCGCAGTTACAAAATGTAACAAAAGAGGAGGCCTATAATCTGTTAACTCAAGAGATTGAGGACAAATTATCAGAATTAAGTGAATATACGCCGTCATTATTCATGGATAGCAATGAGTTAGACGAGGATAAAGAGCCAAATTAGGCGCTTTTTTAGTACAAAAAAGGAGGTGATAGCATGAAAACTGCAAAAGAATTGTGGCAATATGTCTCTAAAATGGGCCTAAAACCACTACCAAAAACTAGTGTTAGTCAATGGGCTGACGATTATCGCATGCTATCACAAGGCCTTTCAGCGGAACCAGGGCGATGGAAAACAAGTAGAGCGCCATATCAAAAGGATATTATGGATGCTTTCACGCAACCTGGTATCAATCGGGTAGTGGTTAAATCAGCATCACAGGTCGGGAAGTCAGACATAATGAATAATGTGCTAGGTCGATATGCTCATCTTGACCCATGTGCAGTCATGATGATTCAACCGACTATCGAATTGGCTCAAGATTATTCCAAGTCTCGTATCTCTCCGATGATCCGTGATACGAAAGTATTATCACAAGTATTCTATGAAACAAAATCAGAAGACGGGGCCAAGACACGAGATGGTAAGAACACAATTTTATCTAAACTTTTTCCTGGTGGACGTCTTATCATGTGTGGTGCAAATAGTCCGGCTGGGTTGGCATCACGCCCTGTACGTGTATTACTTGCGGACGAAGTAGACCGCTTCCCAGATAGTGCTGGCACAGAAGGTGACCCAGTAGACCTTGCTGCAAAACGTATGACAACGTTCTGGAATAGGGTAATGGGGTTATTCTCCACGCCAACGAATGAAGGGAGCTCACGAATCGATGTAGAGTATCAAACAGGAACACAAGAAGAATGGCAACATGAGTGCCCTAATTGTGGAGAATACCATTTGATACGACATACCGAGATGGAATGTGAAACCGAAGAACATAAGGACGCTAAAGGTCGGAAGATTGTAATAGTCAGCGATGTAAAATGGCGGTGCCCTGACTGCGGGTCTACATTCTCAGAAGATGAAATGCGAAAAGTTTCTCAAAAGTATATATCAAAAAACCCTGCTGCGTTGCATAATGGCATACGCAGTTTTTTTGTAAATGGATTTACTTCACCTTGGTTAACCTGGAATGACATCATGAGGGAATGGCTAGAGGCTAAAGGCGACCCTACACGTGAAAAGGTAGTCATGAATACGCGTTTCGGTGAATCATACGCACAACAAGGCGCCTTTGAAGATTATCAACAATTCATTAGGCGCCGTGAGAAGTACGGCGCAGACCTTCCGGACGGTGTATTACTGCTAACTGGTGCAGTTGATACACAAGATAATCGGTTAGAATATGAAATCACCGGTTGGGGATATGGCGAAGAATGTTGGGGGATATGTAAGGGCGTTATCCTTGGGGAACCTGACAATAAAGCAACATGGGATGCACTTGATGCGGTACTTGATAAGGTGTACCGCTTTAAGAATGGTACAGGCCTTAAAGTAGCACGTGCTTTCATTGACTCCGGCGGTCACTACACATCAAAAGTATACGAATACTGTGAGAAGAACTTTAGTAAGCAACGATTTGCCATCAAAGGTACGGCCGGAACACCTGGTATACCTTTGAATTATAAGATTGGTAAAGCATCGGGAAGTAAGATTCCGCTTGTAATGCTAGGTGTAGATGATGGGAAACAACAGGTAATGAACCGATTGGCCATCGAAGAACCTGGTGCTAAGTACTTTCATTTCCCGTTGGATGAAGAATTATTAGGCACTAGAGGATACGACGAGCTATATTTCAAGGGAATTATCTCAGAACACAAGAAGAAAGTAAAACATAAGGGCGTTATACATGAAATATGGGAGCCTACTGCAGGGGTTCGTAATGAACCATTGGATTTACGTGTATATAACCTAGCGTGTATGAATTCAATCCATCCTGATTGGGATAGATTGGCGGAAGTAGTAAAAGGTGGAGGACATTCTACTACAACAGTGACTACTCCCAAAAAGAAACAAATGCGGAAACGTATTCGAAGGGCTAGTAAAGCAGCAGATATTTAGGAGGATGTATGGCAACTAGTTATTCAAATAAGCCAAGGCTAATTGACGTACGGTTAGAGTGGTACGTCAAAGCTGAGGAAGCAATATTGACTGGCCAAAGCTATACTATCGGAAATCGGACTCTTACAAGGGCAAATTTAGCAGAAGTAAGAAAAATGATTGATGATTTGGTAGCAAGAGGCGCTAAATTACCAGGTATGGATACTGATAATGGGCGTGTAAACAGGTCAAAACGGGTAGTTTTTAGAGATTAGGAGAGCAAAATGGCGAGAAAAAACAAGAAATTTAGCGCTAAAATAAGCACTCCAAGGGCTAAAAATAGCGGATATAGTGAGGACGGGGCCTCTCATAATAACAAATCTTTGAAGGGATATAACCCTAAAAAACTAGGTTATAAGGCCGATATCGGTGCGAATTTATCAACTTTACGTGATAGATCCGCAGATTTAGCCATTAATACGCCAGTCGGTACAGCTGCAATTAATACAAGTACTACTCATACAGTAGGTGCAGGTCTCAACGTGTTCCCTAGACCTAAGTTTCAAATCTTGGGAATCAGTGCAGAGGAGGCTAGAGCATGGGCTCGTAAGGTTCGCGCTGAGTTTGACTTATGGGCAGAGTCAAAAGACTGTGATATTTATCGCAAAAACAATTTATACGATATGCAAAGCATCGCATATCAAGGATATCTTACAGATGGTGATAGTTTCGCCGTATTCAGACGGAAGCCAACAACACCAGATATGCCGTATACATTACGACTTCAATTAATTGAAGGTAATCGAGTAAGTAATCCGCTTACTGATTCCACATATGTTACAGGTGACCCGACTGGTGTTGAAGCGCTTAACCCCAATAATGGGAACCGCATATTGAATGGTGTAGAAATTGATACTGACGGCGCTATTGTAGCCTACTGGGTATCCAATCAAGTGCCAGGCGAACCAATTACAAGTGTATTAACAACATGGGCAAGGGTCGAAGCGTACGGCAAGCGAACAAGCATTCCGAACGTACTACAAATTAGTAATGATACTAGACCTGAGCAGTACAGAGGTGTTCCTTATTTAGCCCCAGTCATTGAAACCTTGAAGCAAGTATATAGATATACAAATGCAGAGCTTACATCGGCTATTATTAAATCGTATTTTGCGTTATTCTTTACGGAAGCCGTGACTAATTCAGGTTCATTAAATGATATGTTGGCCGACAATGGTGTTGATGATCCGACAGAACCAGTAGTTGATGTATCAGAATACAATTTAGGACCAGGTACATTAAACGCATTACCGAAAGGCGTGGATGTAAAGAGTGTGGATGCTTCCAATGCTCAATCTACTTTTGAAGTATTTAGCACTCAACTCATCAAACAAATAGGTGCTGCACTTAATCAGCCTTACGAAGTATTGATGAAGAACTTCAACTCCTCATATTCAGCAAGCCGTGCAGCAATGTTACAAGCTTGGGAAGAATATAAACTACGACGTAAGTGGTTTGTTCGTGACTTTTGTAAACCAATCTATGAGGTATGGCTAATAGAGGCTGTAGCGAATGGACGAATAGAGGCGCCTGGTTTCTTTGATGATCCATTGATTAAAAAAGCATGGTGCAATTCTGATTGGTTCGGACCAACTATGTCAATCCTTGACCCTGTTAAGGATATGAATGGTAGTACCCTTCGTGTTCAGAATGGAGTTTCCACTCGCGAACGTGAAGCGGCTGAAATGACAGGGACAGACCTTGAAGAAAACATTGCACAACTTGCATTTGAAAAGCAACTCATGGAGAAATATGGCATGGGGCTAGCTGATGCGGTAAATCCTTCCGTTGGCTCTAAATCTGAAGCGAAAGGAGGTGAAGAGGATGAATAAATTTTGGTCTGTTAAGAATTTTGTAAATCAAGATGGTACCGGTCAATCTGAATTGATTTTGTATGGTGATATTTCTGATACCTCTTGGTGGGGTGATGAAATTACACCACGTGAATTTGCAAGCGACTTGGCTAGTTGTAATGGTAATGACTTAACAATGCGCATCAACTCTGGTGGTGGTGACGTGTTCGCAGCACAAGCTATCCACAATATGATCAAAGCCTATACTGGCAAAGTAACAGCACATATTGATGGCTTATGCGCAAGTGCTGCTACAATTATTGCCTGTGCGGCGGATAAGGTAATCATGCCAAGTAATGCCTTGTACATGATTCATAATCCATCCGTATATCTAGGCGATAGCTTTGATGCGGACGGCTTAACCAAAATGGCTAACTATTTGGCGAGTGTGAAACAAACCATTGCAAATGTTTATTTGAGCCGTAGCGACGTTTTGACACCTGAACAGGTAAATACACTTATGGATGATGAGACGTGGCTCACAGCCGACGAGGCGAAGTCCTACGGCCTAATTGATGAAGTAGATACAGCGATTACTAATAATGCTGTTATGAATAACGGAATGGTTATCGTAAATAAAGTATCTTGTAAATATTCGGCCAAAAATGAAGTTAAAATCAAACAATTTTTAACAAGTAAGGAGAAACCTATGACTGAAAACCAATTCATGGCAAGCTTAAAAGGTTTGCTCGGTATTTCTACAAATGAACCTGCAGAAAACGCAGCAGTAACAGCAGAACGCGAACGCGTTGAAGCATTAAATACGTTAAAAGGTGATAATGAAGTCGTCAATCGTTTAGTTGATGTAGCTGTTAAAGAAGGTAAAACAGTAAATGAAGTAACACCTTTCATCTCTGCCGTATCTGATATTCCTGCAAGTGATAACAAAGTAGTTGACCAAATTCGACAATTAGTTATTGATCAAATGGAATCTGGTGCGGATAAAGTGGCCCCTCAAGGTGCATCTACACCAGAAACCAATGATGCAGTAGCAAAAGCTAGTGCAATTGATGAAGTCGTAGCATTTGCGAATGCTAAGAAAGGCGGTAAATAATGGCATATTTCGAACAAGTAAATGGTGTCGCAGCTGATTACCTATTAGGTGGTGGCGGTGTGCCTGTATTAACTCAAAATGTAAAAGTAGCAGCCGGCGATTATAAACGTGGCCAAGTGCTTGAAAACAACGCTGGTACATTCCAAAAAATTACAACAACTGGTAAACCTGCAGGTATCGTAGTATCTGATACTACTGCAACTACTGAACACAATGTATTAACTGTATACATTTCCGGTCGCTTTAATCGTGAAGTATTGGTAGTTGACCAAGCTTACAAAATTAATGATCATGAAGCGGACTTCAAGGACGCTCACTTATTCTTAACTAGCATTAAATAGGGGGAACTATATAATGGCAATTGATTTCAAAGATACATTTTCCTTGATGCAAGCTGTGGAACGAATGAAAACTCCGGCAAGTTTCTTGCTTGATACTTTCTTCCCACAAGTTCCAGCAGTTGCAACTTCTAAAAAAATCGCAGTAGAAACTCGTAAACGTGGTCGCACATTAGCACCTTTCGTATCTCGTGGTGCATCTGGCGTTAATGTTAAACGTGCAGGATCTAAAATTGCTTTATACGAAGCACCTATGATGGGCCCTCGTACAGTTATTGACCCAGAACAACTTGATCAACGTGCATTTGCTGAAAACATTGTGTCTACAATGACACCTGCACAACGTGCCGCACAAATGCAAGCTGAAGATTTGTCTTACTTACAAGGCACAATTATTAATCGTAAAAATAAAATGGCAGCCGATTTGCTTACTACTGGTAAATGCAAAATCGAAGGCTATGCTGACGATGGTGAAACAGTTCAAGTTGATGAAATTGATTTCGAATTTGAACAAGACATTACACCTACTACTACTTGGGACCAAGCGGGTGCTGACATTTATGGCGACTTGAAAATGGCGTCCGAAAAAATTCAAGAAAACGCAGGTATCGTTCCAACTGTGTTAGTCGTTGGTAAAAACGTTGAAAAATACATTCTTGATAATGCATCCATCAACAAAATGTTAGCAATTCCTAATCGCGAAAACATGTCTATGTTCAGTTTTGCTCCTGAATACTTGTCTCCACAAGTTCGATATGTTGGCCGTATCATGTCTTTGAATATTGATGTGTACGCATACCTTGAAACATATCAAGATGATGAAGGTAAAGTAAAATCCTTTATTGGTGATGATGCAGCAGTATTAGGTGTTCCTGGCCGTGGCCGTCAACAACATGCAGCAGTAACATTGCTCAACGATGACAATCAATTCACAACATATGCAGGCATTTATGTACCTTACTACTATGCTAATAAGGCTACACAAGAATTAACATTGTCTGTATACTCCCGTTGCGTATTGATTCCTGAAACTATCGACGATTGGGCTACTATTAAGACTAAATAGGGGGTAACCTACTTATGAAAATCAGAGTATTAAAGGGTTATTTAGCACATGAAGGCGAGATGTATGGCAAAGGCGAAGTAGTCGACATCAAAAAGAAAACGGTTGCGTTGTCCTTGCTTGAATCTGATAAGTTTGAATCTGCTGAAGATGATCCTATCGAAGTACCGGAACCATTGGAAGTCGTTCCAGATGAACCAGAAGAAGAAATGGAATTACCTGAAGTTGATGCGGAAGTTACGGTGAAAAAATAATGCGATTTAGAGATTACCTAGAAAGCGATATTGACGATGTATTCCTTAATGAAGACGAATTTGCCGAAGGGCATAATCTAAATGGCACAGTAGCTAAAGCGATTATCCAATCGCCAACGGCGAGGGAGTCATTCTTGTCGAATGGCTCTCACGTATCAAATGACGGATTACACGGGGTGTCTGTATTTGTGCATTGCAAATTAAAGGACATACCTGAAATTCCATCACAGGGAAACGTATTCCGATTAGATGATGATGTGTACATCGTTCAAAGTGCAACGGAAGAAGATGGGCTCGTGTCTATCGAACTTAGAGCAGAAGCTAGAGGCGGTGTTGACGGATGGT